CTCAAACAAAGAATAGAGGGCATCAGCGATGGGCATTTGGTTATGATTGGTGCAAGACCTAATACAGGTAAAACATCGTTTCAGGCATCAATAATAGCAGGTCCTGGTGGGTTTGTAGATCAAGGTGCAAGATGTGTTATACTCACAAATGAAGAAGCGTATCATAGGGTTGGTATTCGTTACATGAGTGCGGCAACAGGAATGAGTAAAGATGAAATAAGAGCAAATCCCTCTAAAACACAACTGTTATACAAGAGGGTGCTAGATCGTTTATCAATCAAAGATTGTACAGATAAGTACATGGACTATGTTGAGTTGGTTATTAGGGCAGTTAAGCCTGACATTGTTGTGTTGGATATGGGTGACAAGTTTGCTATGCGTACAAGTGATAAGTCTGACGTATACTTGAAAGATGCAACAATACATGCTAGAAACATGGCTAAGATATATAACTGTGCAGTAATATGGATGAGTCAGTTATCTGCTGAAGCAGAGGGAAGAGTCACACCTAATCAATCTATGCTTGAGGGATCTAAGACAGGCAAAGCGGCAGAAACAGATCTGATGTTACTTCTATCTAAAGATCCCATGCTTGAAGGCGAGGAAGAAACAGATATAAGACATATTGTTGTATCTAAGAATAAGTTGAATGGATGGCATGGTACAGTTACTTGTCGTTTAGATAAAGAGAAATCATTTTATATACCTTGAGGACAAAATGAAATTAGTAGTTGATGTAGAAAACACAGTAATCACAAGAGATGGCAAGCTACACCTTGACCCATACGAGCCAACAAATACTTTAACAATGGTGGGTATTGGGGATGCGAATGGTAGTGGTGAACCAACTGTATTTACTTTTGATCATGCTGAGATGCAACCAGATAGTGCTGACAAATTACAGCGTTTACTTGAGGATGCGTCATTATTGATTATGCACAATGCCCAACATGATTTGCAATGGTTGTGGGGATGTGGGTTTAAATTTGATTGCGACATTTATGATACAATGTTAGCTGAGTATGTCTTATGTAGAGGAGTTAAGAAAGGCTTGTCGCTTGAGAAGTGTGCAGAACGATATGAATTGCCACATACTAAGTCAGATATATTAAAAGAGTATTTCAAGAAAGGTTTCACGACTAGAGATATACCCCATGCTGAATTAAGTAGCTACTTGAAAGATGATATAAGAGTTACTCGCTGTCTGTATTGGGCATTGTTTAAAAGATATCAAGACCAAGAAAATCAATCTTTGCACAAAGTGTTGGACATAAAAAACAAAGTATGTAAGACGTTAACTCGTATGTACATGAATGGTATGAAGGTTGATGAGATGGAATTAGAAAAAGTACGAAATGAATTTGAACAAGAAAAAACAGACATAGTACTTGAATTGTCAGATCAAATGAACATATTAATGGGAGATACACCGATTAATCTTAATAGTCCAGAACAATTATCGCAAGTAATATACAGTCGAAAAGTTATTGATAAAAAGATATGGGGCGAAGAATTGTTTCAAGAAGTTAGGGATAAGAGAGATTTTAATCGGTGTGTCGAACAGAATACTGTGCCTATGTACAAAACTAAAGCGATTAAATGTGATGAATGTAATGGTAATAAGAAGATACATAAGATTAAAAAAGATGGTACATTATTCAAGAAACCAAATATATGTAAGAAGTGTCTAGGTGAAGGCTTTCTATTGATACCATCTCAATCTATCGCAGGCTTACGATTCAAACCTACAAGTAAATCATGGATAAGTGCTAATGGTTTCTCTACTGCAAAAGGTGATCTTGATATACTACAGAATCAAGCAACAGCGAATAACTTAATTCCACAAGCTAAGTTCATAGCTAATGTAAAACGTCTGTCTGCTTTAGATTCGTACTTGTCGTCTTTTGTGCAAGGCATCAAGACATTTACAAAAGAAGATGGGTTCTTGCATGTGGGATTAACGCAACATATTACATCTACAGGACGATTTAGTGGTAGGAATCCTAATATGCAAAACATGCCTAGAGGTGGTACATTCCCTGTTAAGAAAGTATTTGTGTCACGTTTTGAAAATGGACAGATACTAGAAGCCGATTTTGCTCAATTGGAGTTTAGAGTGGCGGCATATTTGTCACAGGACAAGGTGGCTATGGAAGAGGTGAGAACAGGTTTCGATGTGCATAGTTATACTGCTAAGATTATATCTGATGCGGGACAGCCTACGAGTCGTCAGGTAGCTAAGATGCATACGTTTGCTCCGCTTTACGGCGCAAGTGGGTATGGCAGAACGAAAGCAGAAGCAGAGTACTATACGCACTTTAATGAAAAGTATAAAGGAATTGCTCAATGGCATAAAAAGTTAGCTGATGAAGTAGTTGCAACAAAGCGAGTTACAATACCATCAGGTAGACAATATGAGTTTCCATTAGTTGAAAGGAGAAGAAATGGTAGCGTAAGTTTTTTTACTATGATCAAGAATTATCCTGTTCAAGGTTTTGCAACAGGTTGTATTGTTCCGATAGTCTTATTGGAACTTGAGAAATTGTTAGGAAATCTACAGAGTTGTTTAGTAAACACAGTACACGATTCAATCGTTGTTGATGTACATCCTAACGAGGTGGATGAAGTGATAGCGGCAGTAGCACACCTAAATCAAAATCTGCACGACATCATCCACCAATACTATGATATTGATTTTAATGTACCATTATTATTAGAATCAAAAATAGGAAAGAATTGGCTTGACACGAAAGAAATTTAGTGTATAACTATAGATTCTATAAAAGTCGAAAGTGAGGATATAATGACTACTAACATAGTAACACAAGATAATATGAATAAATACAATGCTGAAATGGCAAAGATAATGGGTGTAGCTGATGATGACGATTCATCTGAAAGTAAAACATCTACACTAGCTAGAGTAAAGATTATTCATGCACCAATTATGGGTATGAAAACTATTGATGGCGAGGAAACAGAAACTGTTGTTGTCAAAGGTGGTTCGTACTCTATACAAATGCCTGACGATAAGATTGTTTATGGTAGCAAACTAACGATGCGACCATTCATGCAGAGGTACATGTACAAGAAATATGTACAGGGTACTGATGCAGATAATCCGGGCTACTTTGTGAAAACAATCATGGCTGACTCTTTGAATCAAGACCTAAAAGATACGCATGGTGGTTACAATTGTGGTAAACCCGCAGGGTACATCAAAGACTTCAAAGCACTTAGTGAGGATATGCAAAAGCTTATACGTACAATCAAACGTGTGCGTGTTATATTTGGTTTAGCTACACTTACTAATCCTGTTGATGAGAGTGGTAAGAAGATCAGTAACTTTGATACCAATATTCCTGTTATATTTGAAGTAGACAATCGGACTAGCTTTAAAACATCAGGTGAGCCTTTTACATCATTAGCTAAACGTAAGCATTTACCTATACAACATTTAATTGATTTTAGTACTGAAGTACAGGAACTACAAACAGGTGGTAAGTATTATACAGTTATTGCCAAACTTCGTAGTGAGTCAATTGATGTTAACAAGGAAGATGCTGAAATGCTACAATCATTTTTAGATTGGATAACTAATTACAATAATTATGTTACTACTAGCTTTGATGAGAAGAGAGGTAATCATGTGTCAGAAGAAGAAGCAGAGATTATCGATCAGATTGTGGGCAATGATTTACCTGAAATTGAGGTAGCCTAATGAACCATCCTGTTGAACTGTTGGCTCAAGCCTATCTTAAAGATATTGTTAATAACAAAACTAAGATGGACTCCGACACTATCGAAACTGTTGTTAATGATATACGAGATGCCTTGCACCGACAGTTTGCAGGGGAAACACGACAAGAGTTTAGACTAAGACCATCTAACTTGGGCAGACCTAAGTGCCAACTGTGGTTTGATAAGAACAAGCCTAGTAAAGCATCTGATCTGCCCTCTAACTTTGTCATCAATATGTTTCTAGGAGATGTTGTTGAAGCAGTATTCAAAGGCATCCTACGAGCCATGAAAGTTGAGTTTCAAGATAATGGCAAGATTGACCTAGACGTAGATGGTGAAAACATTACAGGTGAATACGATCTTATCTTAAATGGTAAAGTTGATGACGTTAAGTCAGCATCAGCTTGGTCATATAAGCATAAGTTTGATAATTATAATAGTCTAGCAGAGCATGATGCGTTTGGTTACATACCACAATTAGCTATCTATTCAGAGGGTACAGGTGCTGATGTAGGTGGTTGGTGGGTAATCAACAAAGGCAATGGCGAGTTCAAGTACGTATCAGCCGAGCAGATGGACAAAGATGCTGTAATGAAAGAAGTTAAATCAACAGTTGCTTACATAAATAATGATGAGCCTTTTGAGAGGTGCTATGAACCTATTCCTGAAACATACAGAGGAAAAGAATCAGGCAACATGGTCTTACCTAAAGAGTGTCACTTCTGCAAATATAAATATGATTGTTGGGATAACATACAGGAGCTACCATCTAAAGTATCTCAAGCTAAAGAGCCACCTATAGTAGAGTATATATCTTTAGCATGAGGAGAAGACACAACAAACGTAAGTATCGTAGTGGTCTAGAAGAAAAAGTAGCAGAGTTTATACAAGAGCATGAGTCTTGTGTTCGCTATGAAGAGTTCAAGATCAAATGGACAGATGTACGTTTTAGAGTATACACTCCTGACTTTGTTCTAGATAATGGTATTATTATAGAAACAAAAGGACTGTTTACTAGTGAGGATCGTAGAAAACATATTGAAGTACAAAAGCAACATCCAGAATTAGATATTCGATTTGTCTTTACAAACGAAAGAAATAAACTATATAAAGGAAGCAAGACTACTTATGGTATGTGGTGCGATAAAAACAATTTTAAATATGCAACGAGGATTATACCTCTTCAATGGTTAAAGGAAAAAAATAATGTACGTAATAAACGAAAATGATTTTGCCCTTATTATTAGATGCACAGAAAAGGATGGTACGTGGGATGGCAATGTAGATATTAAATTATTTTATTCTGAAGATAACATGTATGGAAAAGAAGCCATAGACAATGTTCTTAAAATGATGAGTTTACTTAGAACATGCATTACAATGATGACTGAAGATAAAAATTTCTTAGCTAAAGTTCATGCTAAAAACAAAGAAGAACATGAAGCTCAAGTGCATGAAGAGATGGATAAACATGATGCACTTGAACATAAAGTAAAGAGTAATCCAAAAATAGTTTCTAAAAAAGGTAATGTAATAACAATTGATTGGGGGCAAATGTGAGAAAGAATAATGATTTAATGGATGTTATGCCTGAGTACTCTGAAGATGCTTTTACACCTAATCTAAAAGACATGGTTAATAATCCACCTCATTATAATCAACATGGCATAGAATGTTTAGATGCAATACAAGCCGCAACAGGTGAGGGATATCAGTATTACTTACAAGGCAATATACTAAAATATCTGTGGAGATATAGATATAAGAATGGAAAAGAGGATTTACAAAAAGCATTATTTTATCTACAAAGAATGATTGAGGAAGTAAATGAAAGTTAAAGTATTTTTAATGCTTGACATTGATGAGGAAGAAAATATACTTCCTATTGACGATGGCATTGAGGATGCTGTACAAAGCACCATTGAAGATTTAATCTTTGATGTTGATGGAATTAAAATTAAAAGTATAAAGGTGACACATGACAAACGCACTACCAACTGATTACCAAAACTTCATAGCTGTTTCTCGCTATGCAAGATGGATTGCTGAAGAAAACAGAAGAGAAACATGGACAGAAACAGTATCAAGGTACATGGATTACTTATGTAGCAAAATTAATATTGACAATGCTACTAAAGGGTATCTGTGGGAAGCGATACATAGCCTACAAGTAATGCCATCTATGAGAGCATTAATGACTGCGGGTGTCGCACTTGATCGTGACAATACTGCGGGATACAACTGTGCTTACTTGCCTGTTGATGATCCCAAATCATTCGATGAAGCTATGTACATATTACTGTGTGGTACAGGTGTTGGCTTTAGTGTGGAAAGAT